GCTTACAATGCTCCAATCAATACTAAGCCTAAGAACTTCCCGATCCACAACTCCTCAAACATAACTGCTCCTCTAATCAAAGAGCATGTCCACACGCTAATTGGCCAGATTGTCCAGATGACTCCAGGAGTTGGAGTAACACCTCCCTGGGTTTTCGAAGACATGAATCCGGACTGGGAGCCTTTTATCGACCCGATAGAGCGCTTCCTAACTCTCTCAGCCGAGCGGGATCTGAACCTAGAAGAGACACTAATCGACGCAGTAATTGAATGTGCTGTTCTCGGAACCTCAATTGTGGAGGTCTCCCATGAGGTACAAGAGCGCCGAGTCTATCGCTACACCGCCGATGGTAAAAGGGCATATCCCGCTACTGTGGTCAAGCGAAACGGACCTTCCACTCGTCACGTTCCCCTTGGATCCTTCTGGATTAGAAACTACGAGAGAGATCCAAACGAAGCCCGATGGTGTGCTAAAGAACTTTCTATGTCGCTTCAGGAACTTCGTGATGGCGAGGCGATAGGGAAGTTCTACGGCGTTGATAAGATCGTAGCACACTATACAGGGGATAAGGAAGACGACGTTCGAGAAGCAGAGAATAGGGATCTCGGGCAAGAAAGCTCTACCCAAGGAACAGTCCCTGCTAGACTAAAAATATTCCAGATCTTCATCGCCTATGACGTCGATCGAGACGGTCGATACGAGGAGCTGCGGCTCTACTATCATAGAGATTCACAGACGTTCATCGGTCGTCACTTTCTACCTAACTGGTCAGGGGAAAGAGGATTTGTCAAGTTCGAATACTTCCCGCGAACTGATAGATTCTACGCGGAAGGTATTCCCGAAATGCTGGAGCAGATTCAGCTAGCAGTCTCCGCTATCATCAACAGGCGCGCCGACAATGCTACTCTGGCGAATCTGAAGATGATCATTAAGCGGAAGATTCTTAAGACGCTCCAGCCTGGCGATCCTCTCTACGCCGGAAAGATAATCGAAGCCAATGATATCTGGAATGACATTCGCGAGTTCTCCTTGTCCGAGATCTATCCTTCGACAGTCAACGAAGAACAGATTCTCCGCTCTATCGCCGATCGTCTCTCGGGAATGTCTGAGGCGGCGGCAGGATCAGCTTTGCCCGTTACTCGCACAACTGCGGCCGCGCAGCTCGCCCTCCTACAGGAGCAGAGGAATCGGCTAGGACTAACTATCTCGAATATACGCTCAGGTGTTAGGAAGATCGGTGCCCTAACCTTGAGCCTATACTCTCAATATGGGACGCAAGGGAAAGCACTCGCCTGGATGGGAGAACGAGGTCGCTATGTTGACGCGATCTTCCGACTTCCGCGTCGAGTAACCGAGTTGGGCCTTGCTATCAAGACCTCTACGCCGACCAGCTCTCAGAATAAGCAGGTCAAGCGAGAGAACATGATAGCGATGTTCAACCTTATCACTCAGATGTATGAAAAGATTCTCCCCCTGGCTCAATTCCTGGCGCCTGATGCTTTGGCTGAAGTGGCGCGTGGGTTGGTCAAGAGCGCGCGACGCTTCATGGAAGATACTCTGGAAACTTTTGAAGAGATCTCGGATCCTGCCGAAGTACTTGAAGGCCTTGCGGTTCTTGAGCGCCTACTTCCTCAACCGGAGAACCTCGGTGGACTGGAAGCTTTCAATCGAGCAGCGCAGACAGCTGAGATTAATGATCGACTCGCCAGGATGGAAGATCTATACCGAGAAGCTGAAGCAAGTCGAGACGGAGACACACGAGTATCTGCTGGCCGTGAACGAGCCAGCCGAATTACTCCGCCGGAAAGGAATGGTAGACGGTCTACGTCAGATCGTCTCCTTGGCGGAGACACTTTATTCCGTAGCTGAGGAAGGAGAGGAACAATGGCTGGAAAACCAGGTGAATCGACGACTCCAGGGACTGGAGGAACTCCTCCGACAGGATCCGGAACTTCTCCAGCTCCTGGAGGAGCGTCTGTAATCTCGATCGAGGTTCTTCCTGAGGAACTTCGTGGGCTTCCGGAGAAGCAGGTTCAGTTTCTTCTGAGCAAGATGGCCCAAGGTCTTGAGACTCAGAACGCTCTGAACAAGCGTCTTCAGGCAGAACTCGAAGAACTAAAGAAGAGGCCCACCGCTCCTGGTCAGTCGAGGGCTTATCGAGAGGAAGAGCCGAAGCCTGATAAGCCGAAGAAGCCCATCAAAGAGCTGATGGAGGAGGATCCTGAGGCTGCTCTTGAAGAATGGGCCGCTCGTCGCTTCGGAACCGAGCTTTCTCGGCTAAATGCGATCGAAGATCGCGTGGCTGAGGCGGAATTTAATATCGTTCGGGACCAGTTTGACGATTTCCACGAGTACGAGGAGGATGTTCGTACCATCTTGGAAGAGTCTGGCGCTGCGAAGAACCGAACAAATATCATAGGCGCCTACACTATGGCCGTTGGGCAGCGCGTATTGATGGAGAGACAAGGTAAGAGAGCCGCGGTGAGCAACTCTGAGCCAGCTGCTCCGCCCCCTGGCGATCCCCCGAAGAAGGAATACCCGAAGACTCAGCTGACCGAGGAGATTCGCATAGCATCCGGGCTGACTGAGGAGCAATTCTATGAGGAATTCGAATCTTCGAAGCCTCTGAACATCAAACTTCCAGGAATCGGATGAGCGAGACTACCCGCAGACCCAGAGTGAGAGTGAGGAATCGCGGCCGAGTGACCGAGGCAATGAGAGCCATCTCTTCTGCATATCGGAAGGCATCCGGTCGCGAGTGTAGATGGGTCTATGATCCAATTCACAGACCCGAACTAAGCGGCGTGCTACCTCGGATGGCAGATGGTTATCTGAAGGTGCACGGTAGGGACCTTGAGGATCCTGAGCTTCTGAAGACGCTAGGCCTCAAGGAAGACGATCCAGTCCGCTTCGCCGATTCTGTTCTGATGAGCATCTCGACGGAGGAGCGGAATGAGATCAAGAAAGAACTGCAGGAAGCCGCAGACGATCAGATTCGCTCGATCGACCGTAAGTACTACGAAGCGATCGACGGAATCGAAGTTGGGGATGGAGGCAAGGCACTGGACGAGCAGCATAAGCCTCGCCCCAGGGGTCGCTCGGTGATCGAGGAAAGGGAGTTTGCCTTCGAGTACACTCAGAAGACTGGAGGGGAGTAAACAATGAAAGTCCCGGCATTCCCTAATGTAGGCAGATGCATCAGGGAATACGATCTCGCCTCGGCGCAGACCTTCAAGGAAGGCGCTGCCGTGGTCCTGGCGAACGGAGAGGTTTCCGAGTGCAGTGCAGATCCAGCTACTGTTCTAGGGTTTGCTCTGCATGACGCGGGAGCAGATCCATTCACTACGAAGATCCTCGTTGCGATCGCAAAGGCGCATTCGACGTTCTTCATCGAGGGAGATCGTGCCCCAACTGCAGCTGACATTGGCGATGTCTATGGGATCGCCAAGGATGCTAATGGGATCTGGCATCTTGACACTTCTGACACGGTCAATACTCGTGCCGAGGTGGTCGATGTAGATCTGGTTCGTGGCCTCTTCGAGGTCGAGATTCTCGCTGCTAATCGGCAGTTCGCCTAAGGAGGAGCAATGGCCGTTGTAAGAGGCGCATTCAACCAGCTCCTCGTCCCTGGCGCTCGAAAGGTTTTCGTTGACGAGTACAATGAGCTTCCGGCTATTTATCCGGAGCTCTTCAACATCGAGACCTCATCCCGAGCGTTCGAAGATGAGCTGGTGATGACAGGGCTTCCGATTGCGGTCTCGAAGCCTGAAGGCGAGCCGATCGCCTTCGATCGACCGCGCTTCCGTGGACGAGTTCGTTACATCCACTCCGGGTTTGGTCTCGGTTACGAGATCACGAAGGAGACTGTCGAGGACGATCTGTATAAGGCCGTCAACTCGCAGGGTGCAACGAACCTCGCCCGTTCCTTGCGTGAGGCTGAGGAAGTTTCCGCTCACGCAGTCTTCAACAACGCCTTCACCACAGTCCAGGGTTACGACGGCGTTCCCCTGATCTCCGATCAGCATACGGGAGTTGGATCGCTCACTTTCTCCAATATCGGAGACGGTGATCTCTCGGTCGCGCAGCTTAAAGCTGCTCAGGAGTATGCTATGCTCCTGCAGAACGATCGCGGTCTTCGGATTCGCCTTTCGTTCTCGACCCTGCTCGTTCCTGCTCAGTTGCTGTTCACGGCGAACGAGATCTTGGGTGCTGAGTTCTCCCGCGTCGCGGAGACGGATCTTGGCCTCAAGGACGTTCCGAACGTGACCAAGCAGTTTGGCCTGAAGGTGAAGTGGTCTCCGTTCCTGACCGATCCGGACTCCTTCTACGTTATGACGGACAAGAGCCAGCATACGTTCAAGTGGTTCTGGCGGCGTAGACCGGATGACGAGAACGGCTATGATGCTCGCTCGCAGGTCTCCTGGTACGGCATCACTGCTCGCTGGTCGAACGGTGTTACCGACTGGCG